ATTTAAGCCATCTCCAACAACAAACAAAGAATCGTAGTTGTTTATTGTGTTATATTTACCAAAAGCAGCTTGAACAATACTTGGTGGATCAATACCATCAATTGAACCATATGCATTGGTTCCTAGACCAGCAGCAAGTGATCCTGTACCAATCGTTGCTGTTTGATAGCCCATAGCGTGCGAATATTCACCGTTTGTTATAGAGCCAGTACCTTCAGCATGAGAATATGCGGAATTTGAAATTGTACCAGAACCCTCAGCATGTGATGCATAGCCGCCAGCAGTTGTTGAAGAACCTTCTGCGTGTGCATATTGCCCAGAAGCAATTGTTGAATAACCCTCAGCATGTGATGCATAGCCGCCAGCAGTTGTTGAAAAACCTTCTGCGTGTGCGTATGAATTAGAAGCGACTGTAGCCCCACCTTCAGCATGGGAATAATCCCCTTGAGCGGCTGTAGAATTACCTTGAGAGTATGCATACAATCCAGTTGCCGTAACAGAAGGTTCTCCATGTCTGACAGAAGTAAGAATAACTGCTGGAATTGAGCTAGACAATACAAACGAACCTGTAATTTCTGCTCCTGATGAAGATGAAAGGTAAGTCATTGCAACAGAACCTGTTGTTGCCATAGAGTTTAAGGTCAACTCAGTAAAGAAATTTGATCCTCCTCCACCTGATCCTGTAATTTCCCATTGCCCCAACGAATTATAATTTGCCGTTATGTTTGATCCTGCAACTATAAAAGGATTACCTGCTACGGTGCCACTGATCGAACCAGTTATTCCTCCAAGAACTGTAAATGATCCTGTAACTTGTACAGCACCACTATTAACTCTTAAAACATCACGACGATTAGATGCGTTTAAGCCGTCTCCAACAACAAACAAAGAATCATTATTATCTTGAAGATTGTATTTGCCAAAAGCAGCTTGAGTTGTCGTTGGAGGATTGTCGCTAGGCCCAGAACCAGAAGCAACTGTATATAAACCAGCAGCCAAAGAACCTGCGCCATATGCTTCTGAACCCCAACCTTGGGCATGAGAATAGTTCCCTCTAGATTTTGTATAAACTCCTTCTGAATGAGAGGCGAGGCCAGATGCAATCGTGACTGCTCCTTCGGCATGAGCAGAATCACCAGAAGATATTGTTTGATAACCTTCTGCGTGAGAATTACCCGCAGTTGCCGATGTGAGATTACCTTCGGAGTGTGCAGAATAAGCAGAAGCCAGTGTATTGACACCTTCTGAGTGGGAGGCATATCCAGATGCAGTTGTTAAATAACCTTCGGCATGAGATTGGTCACCACTAGCCGTTGCTCCCTGACCTTCGGCGTGAGATTGTGGACCACTTGCTAACGTTTGATAACCTTCTGCGTGTGCGTATGCATTCGAAGCTACTGTTCCACTCCCTTCTGCGTGGGAGGATCCTCCACTAGCGACACAACTATTCCCTTCAGCATGGGAATAATCCCCTTGAGCGGCTGTAGCACTACCTTGAGAATATGCATACAATCCAGTTGCTGTAACAGAAGATCCTCCGTGCCTGACAGAAGTAAGGATAACTGCTGGAATTGAGCTAGACAATACAAACGAACCTGTAATTTCTGCTCCTGATGAAGATGAAAGGTAAGTCATTGCAACAGAACCTGTTGTTGCAATAGAGTTTAAAGCTACTTCACTAAAATAGTTTGTTCCTCCTCCACCTGATCCTGTAATTTCCCATTGACCAAGAGAATTATAGTTTGTTGTTATGTTTGGACCGTTTATCAGAAATGGAATAGTACCAACATCATCGACATATTCGATTGAACCAGTTATATTTGGGGCAATAAACGAACCAGTAACTTGAACTGAACCAGAATTAACTCTTAAGATATCATGACGGCTTGAAAGGTTTAAACCATCACCTATCACAAAAAGAGAATCTGTGTTGTTTTCAACATTGTATTTTCCAAAAGCAGCTTGCACTGTAGGTGGAGGAAATGAACCGTCTACAGAACCAGAGGCAATGGTATATAAACCAGCAGCTAAAGAGCCTGTACCAATCGCTTGAGTTCCAATTCCTTCAGCATGAGAAGCTTCACCATATGCAAATGTACTATTACCTTCTGCATGTGAAAAATTACCATATGTAGTTGTGAAATTACCCTCAGAATGTGAAGAAGAACCGTAAGTGACGGTAAATTGACCTTCAGCATGAGAATGGTTTCCATAGGTTACATTAGAATACCCTTCCGTATGAGAATATGGAGAAAATGTAGTTGTCAGAGCACCTTCTGCATGAGAATAATCGCCGTTTGTAGTGGTTGCTAGTCCTTCTGCATGAGAAGCAAAGTTGTTTGCAGTAGTATTGGACCCTTCTGCATGAGAAGCAAAGTTGTTTGCAGTAGTTTTCTCCCCTTCTGCGTGGGAATATGGACCAGCAGCAAGCGAGCCACTCCCTTCTGCGTGGGCGTAACTATTTGAACTAGTTGTAAAATATCCTTCTGAATGTGATCCGTAACCATAAGCCCAAGTTCCAAAACCTTCAGCATGAGAATAATCATTTATTCCTGCTAATGTTCCAAAACCTTCTGCATGAGAAGCCTTACCAGAAGCCGTTGTTGTTTCTCCTTCAGCATGAGAATACAAACCCGACGCAACTACTGAGTTTCCTTGTGCTAAAGATTTATGTATTCTCACATTCCCAGAAACTATTGCATCGCCACCAAACAAACTTTTTCCTGTACCATCAGTGGCACCAGATACAAAGAAAAACACATCTGTTCCCACAGAAGAAGTTACAAACTCTGCTGTTTGTCCACCAGTTAAATCACTGGCGCTACTTGATGGATATACAAGAATTGGTGTCGAACCAGAAGAAATTAATCGGTTGAGTCTTACTTGATTTGCTCTAAAATCTGTTGCCATTTTACTTTGTAATTAATTAAGTCCATTATTAAGACTTAACTACAATAAAGTTAATTTGATTTGACAATGGTGTTGAAACCGTAATGTCTGAATTTGTGTTTCCAATAGAAGTTCCCAACGACATTGTTACAAAAATCTGTGCGGTTTCATCATTACTAGCATCTTGAGGGGTTAAAAACAATTCAGTTGGGGCGGCACCAAGACTTGGATACGTAATTGTTTTTTGATCTTCGTTTGTTAGTGATATAATATCTGCTGAAGCAGTATAATACGTTCCAGGAAATAATGGCGTTCTTTCAACTACTGTTGGATAAGAAGAGTTATATATTGCACGATATCTGATTGATCCAGAAAACGCAGAAGAAAACTTGACGGTAAAATCTGTATTGGAAACAGAATCGACATACAGATTTATATTATACAAATCATTTGTTGAAATATTAGTTTGGGCAACAACAATTGGTGTTGAAGAAAACGGTGTCGTAAATGTAATTGTTTCTACTTCAGAAAATGTGGCAACATCATAATCATCTTCTTCATATTCTCCAAATATTGATGGTATTGGAATTGTATATGATGAATCAATGGCTTCGGCAAGCAAATAAAATTGCCTATCTACTTTTATGATGTTTCTATCAATTAAAATAGATTCAGTTGTACCAGCAATTAACACGTTAGCTAATGCAGGAGTTACACGCTCATAACCATATGTTTTTTTAAATCTATTTTTATTAATACTAGAAACCATTTGAAATTAACTAATGCTAAATAAAACTTACTATAACCGTTTTTTAGTTTCTATCAATAGGAAAATAGTTTGAGTAGTATTGGGTTACTACATATAAGGGGGTTTGGGGGAGAGTGAAACAATCTTGAGTGTAGAGAACTAATCCGATTAACATCATGCTTGCATCTGGATAACTCTGACCATATAGGTGTTGGGTTCTAGAAGAGAATAGTATGGCATTAGAAGATTTCTATTCAATGATTGGTATCGATCACGGGTTTAAGCTTTTGTTTCTATACGGTGTTATGCCTGATAACAGGTGCAATTGTGTATCATCTTTATGTAAAAGTATTGGGAAGCATCCAATTGAAAGATGGAAAGGTAGCGACTTTCTAAGAGAAAAAGCTGTAAAAAGAGAGGAAGTTTCTTATTATACAGGTTTGGTTAAAAGAAACATGTATAACATTGGTGTTGTTTGCGGCAAAAATCACGACCAAACTAAAAGTATGGTTGTTGTTGACTTTGATGATGTCCAGTTAGGAAAAGAGTTAATTGAACAACTAAAAAAGGAAAACACTTGCGAAGTTGTTTCTGGAAAAGGTATACACTTTTACTTTTTTGGCGAAATGCCATCAAGGATAAAGATTAAAAACCAAGGTTTTGACATTATCTCAAACAATAGATTTGTTGTTGGCCCAGGATCAAAACATTCATCTGGAAAAGAATATACATGGAATGGGAGAAGTCCACAACAATTACCAGAATGGTTTAAGGAAAAATATAAAAAACAAACAAACAATGAAGATATTGTTGGTATTGAAAAACTAAATGGAAGTTTTAATGATCAAGAATTGATTAGGGTTGGTTATAGAAATCAAACTTTATTTGATCAACTTATAAAAGTTGCCAAAAAAACAAACTTCAACAAGAAAGAAATTTCTAAAGCAGCTAATATCTGTTGGTCTTTGATGGAAGATAAAAACTCATTTACCAAACAAGAAGTAGAAAGAACTGTAAATTCTGTTTTATCTTATCAAAACAAAACTTCTAAGGTAGACAAAGTAAAAAATGACAAGAACGTGTTCTCGCTTGAGAACGCTAGTTCTATGTGGGTAAAAAGGCTTATAAACCTTGGCTTTATGGATTCAGAAGAAGTTCATTCTATGAATCTTTTTAGTTTGTTTAATAGTTTTGAAATCAAAGTATTTGAATATTCCATAGTAAAGAAAAAACTATCTGAAAATTTTACGGGACATACAATATCTGAGTTTATTCAAAACAGAAACATGATTATGGATAAAGTGTTTGATGGTATTCCATTATGGAATTATCTAAATGTTGAACACCAAAACTGGGCATCTATATTCAATATTAATCAATACAGCAAACAAAGATACAGAGGAGTAAAATACTTTGGCAAAGGCAATGGAACAAAGGAAAAAATTGGTTTTGGATTTACTTTTGTTGATCAAAATCTGGTAATAGAAAAACTAACAAATGAATTTAAACTGTTAATTAACTTGATTAAAACAAATGTAAAAAATCCAAGGGGCAACATAATAAAATTCAATTCAAAGATTGATAATAAAATAGCTGAGTATATGAGGGTAAATCCATCTGAGTTTGATAACTTGTCAGCGGCATCAAAAGAAAATCCCAAGATATGGCCAGTCGCAAAACATAAAGCTATGCAGAAGTTCAAGTTTGAAACAGAAGGGTTGACTACACCACAGCAAGACACTAGCCTATGTCTTGAAAGTGAAGTCACTACTATGACAACAGAAACTCAACAATCAGAACAACAAGAGCAACCAAAACAAAAGATGGAAAGAAAACTTCTATCTGAAACAAAAGTAAAAGTTACAGATAATCCAAAACATGTTTTGAAATATCGTCAAGTAAGAACAATGGAATATAATGAAGCAGAAATGAATTATGTTTCCAATTATGAAGATGATATGATTGCCGCTCAAACTGATGGTATGTTGTCAAATAGACAACTTGTTCTAGAAACAATTGCTTCTTGGAATCAAGATGATATTATTGGAATTGGAACAGATATCTTTGTGTTTGACGCCGCATATGAAGAAGATGATGAAGTTGTTTTGTACAAAAAGTTTTATGTTAAAGATTGTAAGCCAGAAGGCTTGGTTAAAAGAGATGCAAATAAATCTGTGATGTCTTTTGCTTTGCTTAACAAGCAAATTGATATGGGATATGTTGATATCCTTTATCGTGATGGTGAAGTTTATGGTTTGTCTGAGGAAGAGAAGTATCGCACATACCGTATCTTTGAAATGAAAAAAACTTCAGAAGATTCTGAACAAACTCAACAAGAACAAACAACTGAATCATGATGATTTAATAATCATCTCAACCAAAATGAGAAACCTGTTTACAAACATTCCAATGGAATTTCATATTCCAAATCATTATGACACTGTTTTTGTTGCCGATTTTTTTGCAAACGATATTCAAGGCGGGGCAGAATTAACAACAGAAACACTCTTTAAAGAAAGACCAGAAAGTAGGAATGTTTTTAAACTACATGCTGGTTCCCTAACACCAGAAATAGTTGCAAAAAATCTTGATAAAAACTTTGTTATCTTTAACTTTGTAACTGCAACCAGAGAAGGTTTAGAAGCATTAATTCAATCTGGAGTAAAATATTCAGTTGTAGAATACGATTACAAATATTGCAAGTTCCGTTCAGAAGGTTTGCATTTAATGCAAACCAAGAAACCATGCGACTGCACAATGAATCTAGAAATTAGAACTTTGATTCAAAGCTTATTTTGTGGGGCGCAAAATATTTTTTGGATGAGCGAGGCACAGAAAAAACATTTCACATCAAGAATTCCTGAAGTTGCAAATTGCAATAACCACATTCTTTCTTCATGTTTTGACAAAGAAACAATAAAATACCTTAATGCACTCCATGGTGTGTTTGGTAATCCAAGTTTTAACAAAAAAGAAAAAGTTGCCATTCTATCAAACGATAATGCCTCTTGGATTAAAGGTATTGAAAATACTATAGCATGGCTTTCAGTTGAAAATAGAGAATATGAACAACTTCCAAAACTACCATATGAGATGTTCCTAAAAACACTGGCTCAGTATAAAACTTTCTGTTTTAGACCCGCTGATAAAGATACTTGCCCCAGAATTGTAATTGAAGCTAAAGCACTAGGCTTGGAATTACTACTAAATAAAAATGTTCAGCATAAAGATGAAGCTTGGTTCACTGGCACAAGAGATGAAATGATGGAATACCTAAAATCCCGTCCAAGCTTTTTTTGGGATACCCTCAAATAAACTCATTTGAGATCTTCATAAATCTCTCTATTTTTTCTACCCCAGAAGCGCACCGTGCGTCCTGACACAAGGTTAGCTTCATCTTCATACGGTTGCAGTTCTTCATCACTTGTTGGAAACCCATCATCATGATCCATTTTTTCAAGTTGTCTTAAATGGCACATTTCATGAGCGATTGTTCGCAAGCAATCAGCGATTGCTCGGTTTTTGCAGCAAACAAATATTTCACTTGTTGATGGATTAAAAGTTCCTGCTGTTGGGTGTTCTAATCCTCTGTTTATAAGTTTAACAGTGAATCTAGAAACAATACCAAGCTCATCCTTGCAATGTCTTATAAATTCCTCAACAATTCTTTTATTTTTTGGTGTTAAATCCATAGTATATGTTCTTTCATTCAATAAGTATTGTCTATTGACTAGTAATAAAGGCAGGTATTATATTCACAGTATGAAAATTGACACATCTCCGAAGTATTCTTATCAAGATGTATTTATTAAATCAAAATATTCCTCTCTCCGTTCAAGGATGGATGCTGATACAACAGTCCATTTTGCTGGGTTAGATATTAGAGTTCCCGTGTTTGTTGCAAACATGGATACGGTTACTGAATCAGAAATGGCTGTTGCCGCTTTTAAAGCTGGTGCAATTGCTGGTTTGCATCGTTTTATGTCTATTGAAGAAAATGTGCGACAGTATAAAGCTGTTGTTGCGGCTGGTGCAGATTGTTTTTGTAGTTTGGGTGTAAAAGATTATGTGAATAGAATTCATCAACTTTATCTTGCTGGATGTACCAGATTTATTGTTGATATTGCAAATGCTTGGTGTGTTCAAGTAGAAGAAATGATGAATGTTGTAAACAATCTATCGTATCGTAAAGAACTTTTTATTGTTGTTGGTAATGTGGGAACACCAGAAGGTGCTATTGCACTACAAGAAATGGGAGCAGATGCGATTAAGATTAACGTTGGCAGCGGTTCTATTTGCTCAACAAAAAACGTAACTGGTGTCAATTCTCCAACATTTTCTAATGTTCTAGAAACAGCTACACATTCAAAAATCAATGTTCCAATTATTGCTGATGGTGGCTGCAAAGAAATTGGAGACTTTGCAAAAGCAATTGGCGGCGGCGCTACGCTTGTTATGAGTGGTTCTTTTTTTGCTGGCACACAGGAAACCCCAATTGTTGTACATGTAAAACGGCATATTAAACAAATTGAAGAACGTATGTTGGTTGAAGAAACTGGTGGTTATGAAGTTGATCATCTACAACGATTGGTTGAATCAATTCAACCAAATACTGGAACAGTCCAATATCGAGGTATGGCTTCATTTTGGGCAATGAAAAAACAAAGTAGTGTACTGAATGATCAAAGTATTATGCGAGCAACACCAGAAGGTAAAGAAGTCACTGTAAAAGTAAAAGGCAGCGTTGTAGAAGTTATTGAGCAAATCGCTGGTGGTATTCGTTCTGCAATGAGTTATTGTAATGCAAGAACACTTGAAGAATTTAGATCAAATGTAGAATTCGGTGTTAGATACAACTCCTCTAACTATTCGTGATGGCTTGACAAAGTGGTAAGGTAAGCCTTATCATGAGCGTATGTCAGTCGAATTACCCAAAAAGAAAGTATTACCTATTCTTTACTTTGAACAACAAGGCGAATCTATTGAAGATTTTAACTTGAAAAAAGTATTTGAAGGTAATGTTTCAACACTACCAATTGAGAAAAAGAAAAACTATATTTCTTTTTCTGAACTTTTAACTTGGTATGAATGCAAATTCAAACACAAGCTAAAATACATTCATCAAATTGCACTTGATGGACCAAATGAAAATACTGAGTTTGGTCAAGTTTTACATGATATTCTTGAGAACTATATCAAGACAAAAGAAATGCCTGATTTTGAAGCACAAAAACAAGTATTAACAGAAATGTTTTCTAAACTAAAGAATGCCGCTGATCTTGAAAAAGAAAAAGAGTTGTGGCATGAAACGTTGAAACCGATAATGGATCAAATTCCTGATTTCATGAAAAATACATTTGGAGATTGGGAGTTTGTTGCCGCCGAATATGAATTGTTTGAACCTATTATTGGAGAAGATGGATACTTCTTTAAAGGTTACGTTGATGCAATTTTTAAATCAGGCGATCATTACTGGATTTGCGATTGGAAGTCTAGTAAAGATTTTTGGGATTCATCTAAATCAAAAGATCCTAAAAAATATATGCAACTTGTACTATACAAGCACTTTTATGCTGTAAAAAATAATATTCCTCTTGATAAAATCAAATGCGGATTTGTTGTACTACGAAGAAAGGTTACAAAAAACAATCAAAACAGAATTTCATTCATTCCAATTGAAATTGATGAGGTTAAGCTTAAGGAAGCAGAAAAACTAATCCATAGGTTTTTCTTAAACATTAAAAAACACTTCTATACAAAAGACAGAGAAAGCTGCCGATTTTGTGTATACTATAACACAACTCATTGCAAAGGTTAATCATGACTAAATCTAGTGCATATGCAACAACTAAAGATGTTATAAATGGAAAATATCCTGTTAAGGAATGTTTAAATTCTGTTTCTAATATTGTTGATGAAGTTATTGTATTTGATACATCAAGAAAAAACGATGGCACAAGAGAAATGTTAAAAGCATTATCAAGTGCAAATAAAAAAATTAAAATCTATACTGATGATAGTATTCCTTGGGATGCTCCAAATCATGGAATTTATGATGGTATTTGCAAGACAAAAGCAAGGCTACTTTGTTCTGGAGATGTTTTATTTCAAGTTGATGTAGATGAAGTGATCCATGAAAAGGATTATGTTAAATGGCAAAATACTATCGCAGAGTTTGCGGATTCACCAGCCGACATATTGGCATTTCCTGTTGTTGAATTTTGGGGGGCAAACAAAATCAGAATTGATATTGGGCCAATAAAAGAACGGCTAACAAAAAACAAGACAAGGATTATCCACGGTATTCCTGGGGCATTGCGCTATCAAAAAGACGGATTAATGTATGCAAAACCAGGAACAGATGGATGTAATCTTATTAGTCCTCAATCACTTCAACCGCTACCAATGCATGTTGTAAACGTTGATTTTATGTCTACTCTAAGACAACAAGCACTATGGAATGAAGACGCAAACGAAACTTATAGTTCTTGGTTTCTTAAAAATATAATAAACCATTCAACAATTCCATCAATTTATCACTATTCTTGGTTTTCTATCAAGCGTAAACTCGAAACATATAGAAGTTTTTGGAGTAAATCTTGGGCGGCATTATATGGGGACGACCCAACATACAACAATCCTATGTTCCCAGGATTAAAAAATGAAGATGTAACCGATGAAATGATAAATCAATACTCTTCTAAAATTGAAAATCTTACTGCTGGATGGATATTTCATAAACCTTGGGACGGAACAATTGTATATGGTATCGATATTACATCTGTTTCAGAAGTTCATCCAACAATTATGAACCAATGGGTAGCAGACAACAAATGACAAAAACTGCTGTGATCATTCCAATATATAACGAAGAAAAGTATATTGAAGAATCTATTACTTCTGTTTTAGAACAAAAAACCAAACATAATTTTGATGTGTTTTGCATCTTTAATAACTCAACAGATAATTCTAAATCAATAATTGAAACAGTTAAAACTACTCATCATAATGGTCAAAATTTAAAAATCTTTGAACAAAATATCTATAAAGGCACAACGCCAACTAGAAATTATGGTTTATTACAAGTTGATGACAGTTACAAATATATTGCCAATCAAGATGCAGATGATGTGTGGATAGATAAACTAAAGTTAGAAAAACAAATTAATTTTCTTGAGCAAAATCAAGATATTGCAATCCTTGGTGGTCAGTATATTGGCAGAAATAAAAATGGAGAACGAGATAAGTATTTTTCATTACAAAAAAGACCATTAGATTTTGATGATTGTTTAGATTCCATTATTAATGGCATTAATCCAATTGGCAATGCTTCAGCAGTTTATAGAAGGTCTATAATTTATAAAATTGGAATGTATGAGGATTTACTACCTCTAACTGAGGACATGTGGTTTTGGTACAAAGCAATTTTAGCAGGATTCAAGATTTGTAATCTTGATGATGAGTTGGTACTTTACAACGTCAGCAGCAATCCCAATTATTCACCTGCCTACCCTATGTTCTTAAAAGAAGTGTTTGGGCACCTGATTAGGTTTAAAAATCAAAAAAGATAATATGTCAGAATTTCTTGAACTTCTCCGCACAGAACAATCTCAGAAGTTAAACAATATTCTTGCTCAAATGAATCTTGATTCAGAAGAGGAACAAGAAAACTTAATTTTTAATTCTAAATTCTATAAATCTATTGTAATTGATCAGCCCACTTTTGATAAAACATTCTTATATTATGAAGAAATGTACAAGCCTTCTAACTATATTTTGGAATCACTTGTATCTTGTGATAGTTTTGTTGATATCGATGCAACAGAAAATATAATCCAAAATTATCGTCAAGTTAATGACAACAGGAATCTTCATATTGCCGAAACTTTTTTGCCGCCAACAAATACTGTTGTTTATGGCAGAACCAGTTCTATTACTGGCAGACAAAAAATTATCTCTGGTCCACAAATCTTGATGCTTAAAAAAGAAGACCGCAGAAAGATTTTTGCTGGTAATAACCTTTACATGATGGATTTTTCTGCTTTGGAACCATCTATTCTTTTTCAACTTTGTGGGCAATCACAACTGGATTATCATGATCTTTACTCATCAATTAAAGACTATCTTGGACTAAGACACATTGATCGATCTGAAATCAAAAATACAGTTTTGAGATTAATTTACGGTTCTTCTATCGAACACTCAAATAGTCTTCATCAAGTTGAAGCTGTTGAACTAAACAGATTTCTTAGTTCACTTGGTATTAATGAATTAAAACAACAGCTAAGGTCTGATCTTTACAATGATGGTTGCCTGTATAACCTATACGGCAAACCAATCATAACCAAACAACAGGCTCTTGACTCTACATTTCAAGAGTATATGTTGATCAACTACTACATTCAATCAACAGCGGCAGATCTCGCTCTGCTGCTATTCTCCCAGCATTACAAACAAAATCGAAGTAAAATTCGACCACTATTTGTTATTCATGATGCGTTACTTTTTGCATCATCCGAACCCATAAAACCAGGGTCTATAAAGTCTTTTTTTGCTGGAAAAATACAGGTATTTTCAAAGACAGAAAAAGCAAGTACGGCATAAAATTTGACAAAAATTGTGCTGTGGCACTATAATTATGGTCATCAACTCCCTAAAACTAATCTCAAACACTGTCAATCTATTACACTATTGATGACCCAAAAATCCGAGATTAACATAAAGGACGTAACAACTAAGGAAAAAACAATGGCACAACCAAAATATCTATCTGCAATCAAAAAAGCTCTAGAACCAAAAGTACCAGGCGCAAAAAAAGATTTTACTCCAGCTTATAAAACATGGAAACCAGAAATTGGTAAAAAATATAATATTCGCTTTATTCAAGCAATTGACAACGGTAGCGATGAACCTTTCTACGAAATTCTGTTTTACCGCAACATCGATCCAAACAAACGTTTTGTAGCTCCATATCAATATGATATGCCTGATCCAATCAAACAAGAGTTTGATGAAATTCGCCGTGACAACTGGAATACAGCTAAACTTCTTAAGGCCCGTGAGTCTTACTTTGGTATTCTAATTGAACGAGGCAAAGAAGAAGAAGGACCACAAGTATTCGAATTTAACAAAAAGGTTCGTGATCAAATTTATGCTCAGCTTCAATCAGAAGATTATGAAGATTCAGACATTTTTGACATTGAAAACGGACATGACTTTCAGGTTTCAGTAATGCCTGAAACTGATGGATCAGGTAAACCAAAACTTTGGAATGGCAAACAAGTTCGTCAATATACATTTACACTTCGTAATAAACCAAGCGCATTGCTACCAGCAGAAGATGCCAGACAAGAATTTATGGATTCTTGTCCAAAACTTGGTGAAATCTTTAAAAACTGGATTAAAGATGGTGCATCACTAAAAACTGAACTAGAAAACTTCTATGCCCGTCTTGAAGACGGCTCTCTATCTGGCGAGTCAGCTTCTGCCGCTGATACTAGTGGAGTATCAATTGAAGATGATGAAGCTAAAGAAGCTAAGTTTTCCGCTGCTCCACCATCCTCAACCAGCGATGCGCTTGCTAAACTACAAGCACTAAAAGCTAAAGCTCGTATGGCATAACTCTCTAACAAATTAGAGACTTAATATTAGGATGCCGCCAAAAAAACTTGGCGGCATTTTTTTTGACTATTGAACTAAAATTACTCAAGAACAATAATAAAGGTTGTACAAATGGCAAACATAAAAAAAGTAAAAGCAGATCTACCATTAGCCCAAGTAGAAAAACCCAAAGACAACAGCGTAAGACGTAATTTAATTGCAAATATTACAAAAGATATCAACAAGTCAAAAGGAGAGAAAGTTGCCTTTAATCTTATTGAAGATAAAGATGCTCCAACAAATGTATCAGACTGGATTAGTACTACTAGCATTAAGCTAGATTATATTATCGCAAATAGAAGACCAGGAGGAATTCCTGGCGGCAGAATTATTGAAATTTTTGGCGAACCATCATCAGGTAAATCTACCCTTGCACAAACCATCTGTGCTCAACACCAAAAAAATGGTGGGATTGCAGTTTATATCGATTCAGAAAATGCTACCTCATTAGAAAACCTAGCTTTACTAGGTGTTAATGTAGAAGAACTAATCTTTGTTCAAGAACAGTGTATTGAAGATACATTCCAATTAATTGAGCAGATTATTACATCTGTTAAAAATCAAATGAATGATGTTCCAATCCTAATTGTATGGGATTCTGTTGCCGCATCTGTTTCAAGGACAGAATTAGAAGCAACATACGAACAACAGCAAATTGGTATTAAAGCAAGAGCTCTTAGTAAAGGAATTATGAAAGTAAACCAAATCTTAAAAGATAAGGGTGTTACTTTGATTTTGCTAAATCAAACGAGACAAAAAATTGGTGTGATTGGGTCCGATCCAACCACAACTCCTGGGGGTATGGCGATTCCATTTGCCGCATCAGTTAGGCTGCGAGTTTATACTCCTTCTAAAATCAAAGAACTTGTTGACAAGCAAGAAGTAATCAAAGGTATTGAAATAAGAGTTGGTGCAGTAAAAAACAAGGTTGCAAGACCTTACCGTCAAACAACCATTCAAATTCTCTATGGAAAAGGAGTAACCGATTCAGAGCTTCTGTTTGATGATTTGCGTGTATTTTGTGAATCATCTACCTATAAAGAAAAACGGGCTAAATATGCCTATAAAGATGGTATCGTAGCTAATATACATGGATCTGGTGGTTGGAAACATATTCAACTTCTTGATAGTAACACTGGAGAAATTGTTAAAGAACAAAACTTTAGAAAAGATGAGTTCGAAAGCAAGATTCTAAATAATCCTGAATATAAAGAGTATATTTTGGCTTTATGTGATGGGTGTTTTATCCTTAATGCTGTTGAAAAGGATGAAGTAACAAAAATCTCTGGCGAAGTTGACGAAAATGCACTTACATAAGGTTTCTTGACATAGGTTGGTGGGGCGAAGTCGGAAACTAATGTGACTTGCATCTTGGAGTAGGCAGTCTTATACTATCTTCAAGATGGACACTATCCTATTTAAAAAACTAAATACTAATGCACAGTTGCCAACCAGAGCTCATGCTGGGGATACAGGATTTGATCTTTATTCTGACGCAGATCAAATTTTAGAACCAGGTGAAACCAAATTAATTACAACAGGATTGCAACTTGCTGATTTTGTAACCGTAGTTACGACAGGCTTAAAAGTACCAAATTACACTACTTATGAAGCCAATTCAATTTTCATGAAGATTGAGGGTCGATCTGGTCTGGCGTGCAATGGCATTTTTCCAATTGGAGGCATCATTGATTCTAGTTATCGAGGAGAAATTAAATGCATTATGCACAATAGTAGTAAGATAACGCATACTTTTAGGCAAGGTGACAGAATTGCACAAGTGGTTTTTTATCAGGTTGTAAACCAACCACATCAAATTATCGTAGCTGAAACCGATACTGTTGTTGAAACTCAACGTGCTGATGGAGGTTTCGGTAGTTCAGGTAGGTAATATAAATGACTGTTTTAATTGTAGATGGTTTTAATAATTTTATAAGAAATTTTGCCGCCAATCAATCTGTAACTGCTACTGGTGATCTAGTGGGTGGTGTTGTTGGATTTATTAATACGCTTAGATGGTCTTATAAGGTCATTCAACCTAAAGAGATTGTGATTGTATGGGAACAAGGTGGAGGGTCTTCTAGAAGGCGTTCTATTGATTCTGGATATAAATCTAATAGCGGCAAACAAAACGAGATCAAAGACTTTAATCAATTTAGAAATGACGGCAGACCAAACCCTTTTTTTGATGATAACAACAAGCCTAAACAACTAAGTCTTTTATTGTCATTACTTGAGTGTTTGCCTGTATACCAAATTTATGTTGAAAACACTGAATGCGATGATATCATTGCATATTTGGTTACGTCAAAACTAAAAGCGGACACAAGAAAAAAAGTAATTCTTTCTGGTGATAAAGATTTTTATCAACTGCTAACAGATCCACTTGTTCAAATTTATGACCCACTTAAAAAGCAATATATTGATGCGGAATATGTAAAAGAAAAGTTTGGAGTTCTCCCAGAAAATGTTTGTTTGTTAAGGACAATGCTAGGAGATGATTCTGATACTATTTCTGGAATAAATGGTCTTGGAGAAAAGACGGCAATAAAATTATTTCCTGAACTTCTACAAGAAGAAAAAGATGTTGCTTGGCTTAGAAATCAAACTGGTAAGATTTTCTCTGAAGCAAAAAAGCCAGCTAAAGCATTAATTCAATTGCATGAAAACTTTAATACTATTGAAAAAAATTGGAAGCTGATGTATCTTTCGTCAGCAGCACTTTCTGCTTCTCAGATACAAGAAGTTGATTCTCAGTTAGAAAGCAGAAATAATGTTCTTAGAAGGATGGAGTTTGTAAAAATTTTGCACCAAGCAAAAATGCAACAAACGCAAGAGTGGGATTTTTTCCTAACAGAATTAAAAAAATTAGTGCATTGAGAAAATTTAAAACAGACCTACTCTTTATGTTATACCAGAGCAAGGTACTACACATAAACTCTCAATTTAACTGAGAATTTGCTTACTTTTATCATATTTCACACAAAGGAAACGAGCTATACAAAAACATGGCAGACTCGAATAGTAAATCTTTTTCTGATGCGAACTGGAACGAAGCGATGCAAGAACGCATCATGCAATCTATGATTGTAGACAAGGAATGGGCTGGTGGATTTTTGGAAGTGTTTTCACCAGATTTTTTTGATGATGCAAACATGCATCTAAAAGCACTTTCAAAGCTTTATATCAAACATCATCAACGGTACAAGGAATTTCCATCTGTAGATCTTTTGGAAGCCATGTCAAAAGAATCTTTTGGGCAAGATAAACCAATGCTCAGCAAGATTGATTGTTTCTTAACATCTGTAAGAGCAAATGAACACCTTGGCGATCTTGCTTATGCTAAAGAGAAATCACTTGATTGGTGCAAACGACAAAAAACATTCCAAACTGTTTTGGAAGCAACCACTCATATTGATGAAGGCAACTATGATTTAGTTGTACAAAAGATTAAAGAGGTTGCATCTTTCGGTATTACTCAATCACAAGGATTGAACTATGCGGAAGATTTTGAGCGAAGGTACTCCAAAGAAGCAAGAAAACCTGTTTCCACAGGAATTGCAGAACTAGATGACAAGGTTATCCTAAATGGCGGTCTTGCGGCAAAAGAAATCGGTATTGTGGTCGCCCCAACAAACCATGGTAAGTCCCATGTACTTATCCAGTTTGGAGCAGAGGCACTTCTACGTGGTAAAACAGTATTTCACTTCACCATGGAACTACCAGAAGAATATGTTGGTCTTAGATACGATTCGTATATCACAAAGATAAATTGCTCTGATCTAGAAGGCAGTAAAGAAGTTGTAAGGGAAGAAATTGAACGTCTGAAATCAGATGGTATTCTAGGAAACCTTATTATTAAAGAATATGCTGCTGGTGTTCCATCTGTTGGTACGTTGCGCTCATTTATTGAAAAGATGGCTTATAAAAACTATAAGCCAGATATTATAATTGTAGATTATGCCGCACTGATTCGTAGCATTGAAAGGCATGAACACATGCGTATTGAGCTACAGTTGATTATTCGTGAGCTAAAAGCTCTCGCAAAAGAAATGTCATGTCCAGTTTGGACCGCTTTGCAATCAAATAAAGAGGGATCAAAAAATGGTGTTGTTGATGAGACAAATCTAGCGGAATCATATGCTCAAGCAGCAGAAGCAGATTTTATTGTTGGCTTGTTTCAAAAGGGTGGATATGGAACATTACATGTTGCTAAAAACAGAATGGGAATAAAAGATCGAACATTTGGTATACATCTTGATACTGCCAGATCTACTCTACAAGTTCTACCCGATGATCCAGATGAAGAAACAGAAGGCTCAACATCAAAGGGAATTGTTGTTAAAGCCGCAAATAGTACAGATGCTAGTAAATCAAAAGAGTTTAAAAAATTCCTTAAGGAGCGTCAAGAAAAACTTAAGGAAGTTGACTCAAACGTTAAAATAGCATTCAATGAATAAATACAGGAGCACTTTAGATTTACTATGTCACTTCTAGAAAAACGTATTACTTACAAACCTTTCTCATATAACCAAGCTTATGACTATTGGCTCAAACAGCAGCAAAGCCATTGGATTCCAACCGAAGTACAAATGGCTTCAGATGTCCAAGATTGGAAACTAAATTTAACAGAGTCAGAAAAATCAGTTATTGCTGGTGTCCTAAAAGGATTTATTCAGACAGAACTAATTGTTGAAGACTATTGGGCAACAAGGGTTGCCAAATGGTTCCCACATCCAGAAATCCAAATGATGGCTTCTACGTTTGGCTCTTTTGAATGCTTTGATAAAGAAACAGAGCTTTTAACTGCCACGGGTTGGAAAAATGTTACTACCTTGTCAATGAATGATAAGATTGCTCAATATGATATTAAATCTAAAAAGATTACATTTGTTAATCCCCTAAAAGTTGTAAGTTACGATTATAATGGTAAATTACACTACTATAATTCTAGCACAACAAATATTTGCGTTACACCAAACCATGATCTTGTTTTAATTCACCCAAAAACAAAAAAGGCACAAAAAAAGAAATCAATGGAAGGCAAGTGGGGAAGAAATTACCTGTATCCTATTGCTGGAATTGGCGACGGCAAACAAGATACCTTGTCTGCTTATGAAAAGCTATTGATTGCCGTTCAAGCTGATGGAACTTTGCGTGGATTGTGCCCACAAAGCAATAAAACATGGAAAACTTGTGATATTAATCTAAAGAAAGAGCGTAAAATAAAACGTCTTGAGAGTTTGCTAAAACAATCTAAAATTGAGTTTAGTAAACGTATAACTGAAGATGGTTTTACACTGTTCACATTTTGTCTTCAAAATCAAACTGATATTAATCTAGTTAAATCTTTTGAATGTTTTAATCTATCAGATTTTTCTGTTGAAAAAGCCAAAGAATTTATTGAAGAGTTAATTTTTTGGGATGGATCTGCTAATAGACTTTGGTACAATACAAATAAACAAGCAGTAGATTTTGTACAAGCGATTGCTGTACTTGGCAATATTAGCGCCCAAGTTAGTATGAATCGTACAAAAGAAGAATCTCTAAAAAACAAATTGCCACAAGGTACAACTCCAAAAACAGCAAAAGATTGCTTTGTTATTAGTTTCTCTGACCAAGTAAATAGAACCTATCCACATAGAGTGGAAGTGGATTACAATGATAAAGTTTATTGTGTATCAGTTCCAACACAGAACATTATTTCGAGAAGAAACAATAAAGTTGCTATCACTGGAAATACAATTCATACTGTCGCTTATGCTTATCTAAACGATACATTAGGGCTAACTGATTATGACGCATTCCTACAAGAACCAACTGCAAAGGCTAAGATTGATAGATTAATCAATATTGATCCACAATCAACTGATCTTAAAGAAATTGCCGCATCACTAGCCATCTTTTCTGCCTTTACAGAAGGCGTTTCCCTATTCTCAAGTTTCGCTATCCTGTTTAACTTCTCAAGGTTTAACAAACTAAAAGGAGTTTCACAAATTATTAGTTGGAGTGTGTTGGATGAATCATTGCATTCTCAAGCTGGAACATGGTTATTTAGGACTCTAATTCAAGAAAACCCAGAAATTTGGACTGATGATGTTAAGCAAAAAATTTATGAAGCTGCAAGAGAAACCATTAAACTAGAAGATAATTTTATTGATATGGTGTTTAAAGATGGTGAGATTGAAGGTGTTAATACTCACGATCTTAAACAGTTTATCAGGCACCGTGCTAACGTAAAACTTGGTGAGGTATTGTGCAAAACTAACTGGAAGAATATAGATCAAGACTCCCTTAAACGTATGGCTTGGTTTGACACACTGTCGCAAGGTATTGCCCAACAAGACTTTTTTAGCGGCAGAGAATTTAGCTACGGTAAGGGTGTGGTAGATTTCGGTAAAATCTTTCAAGACGATTGATTAATAAGCAGAGGACAGACTACAATGAAACTAAACTTAGAAGAACTAAAACTTAACGGTGAAGCGGCTGAATGGCACACAGATGAATCAATTAAAACTCTAGAAAACGGTTATTTGCTGGAGGGAGAAACTCCTAAATCCATGTATAGCAGAATTGCTAGGGCTGTGGCATCAAGGCTTAATAAACCAGAACTAGAACAAAAGTTTTTTGATTATATGTGGAAAGGTTGGCTTGGACCCGCTTCACCAGTTTGTGCAAATATGGGAACAGAGCGTGGCTTACCTATTTCTTGCTATTCAGTTCATGTTGGTGATGCCGTTAATGATATTATGGATTCTATGAGTGAGTTAGCGGCACTATCAAAACATGGTGGTGGTGTTGGTATGCATTGGAATGATGTTCGTTCACGGGGCAGCGAAATTTCAAACGGCAACGGTAAATCAGATGGAGTTATTCCATTTCTAAAAATTCAAGACTCTACAACAATTGGAATTTCCCAGGGTGGTGTACGCAGAGGTGCTAGTGCTGCGTATCTCCCAGTAGATCATGGAGATGTTGAAGAATTCTTGAAAATGCGTAGACCGCAAGGAGATACCAACCGTCAATGCCTAAACATCCATCATGGAATTAATGTTTCTGATTCTTTTATGAATCGTGTTATTGATAAAAAAGATAAAGAAGCTAGATCTCTTTGGGTTGAAATCATGAAAACAAGATATGAAACAGGAGAACCATATCTTTTTTTCTCTGATAATGTCGATAAAAACAGACCTGAGATTTATAAAAAACTTGGCCTAGATGTAAAAGGATCGAATATTTGCTGTGTCTCTGGTGATACACTTATTTTGACAAAGCAAGGTCCGCAAAGAATTGATTCACTTACAGGCAAGACAGTAGAAATATGGGATGGAAAGGAATGGGTGTTAAATAATACCTTTAGCCAACGTGGAGTTGACAAGCTGATTAGAGTAAGAATTTCAGATGGTTCATTTATTGATTCAAATGCTAACCATAGATGGTTTGTTGCTAAGAACTATAAGACTCATTGTGATAGAAAACATAAAGAAACTTACACAAAAGATCTTAAGATTGGTCAGTGGGTTGAATCTCATAATATTGACAGTAAAACATGCAAACCTCTTGCTAAAAGACGTAAAGCCGCAAGGATTGTATCAATCGAAACATTATCTGGAGATCACCCAGTCTATTGTCCAACATTACCATCTACAGGTAAATTTGGTTTGGCTAATGGTCTTATGACTGGAAATACAGAAATTTTCCTGCACACTGATAAAGATCACAGTTTTGTATGTTGTCTTTCCTCTTTGAATCTTGCTAAATATGATGAATGGAAAGATACAGATGTAATGTACTATTCCACTTGGTTTCTTGATGGAGTTATGCAAGAGTTTATTGAAAAGGCAAAATCAAAACCTGGTTTTGAACGAGCAGTAAGATTCGCAGAAAAATCAAGAGCACTTGGTCTTGGCGTTCTTGGATTTCATACTCTTTTACAAAAACGTATGTTACCATATGATCATTTTGATACCTTTATGCTAAATGCAGAAATTTTCCGCAACCTAGATCGGGAAACAAAACGGGCATCAGAAGATTTGGCGAAAGAATATGGAGAGCCAGAATGGTGTAAAGGATTTGGAGTGAGAAATACTCACAGAGTTGCACTAGCTCCAACAGTATCAAACTCTATTATTTCAGGAAACGTTTCACCATCTATTGAACCATGGACTGCAAATTCTTTTGCTAAAAAGTCTGCAAAAGGGACATTTATTCATCGTAACAAAGAACTAGAAGTAATCTTAGAAGCTAAAGGTAAAAATACTGAATCTGTATGGGCATCTATTGTTGGTAATCAAGGATCAGTACAACATCTTGACTTTTTAACAAAACAAGAAAAAGATGTGTTTTTAACAGCAAGAGAGATTAATCAATTTGTTCTTATTAAACTTGCAGGGCAACGTCAACGCTGGATTGACCAAGGGCAATCTATTAACCTTTTCTTTCCTTCAAATGTTGATCCAAAGTACTTTCATGATGTTCATGTAATGGCATGGAAAGAGGGTTTAAATACTCTATACTATTGCCGTACTTCTTCTCCACTTAAGGGAGATGCTGGATCAAGGGAGTATGATAGAAAAACAATAGATGCTCAAGCAGAAGCAGTTGTAGATAATACTCCATATTCAAGAAGTGCTTCTGAGTGTGTTGCATGTGAAGGTTAAAATATAGTTAGCTTTAAGCCAACTATGCTACAAGAAATAATACAAAAACTTTCAGCGGCACCAACACAAGCCAAAAGAGAACAAGAAATAGGTAGGTTTCTAGAAATAGGAACACTACCTAATTTTATTTTTGAACCTACAGTTATAACTGTAACAGATAAAACAAACGTTCTTGAATACAAGGTTTGTTCTGAATATCTTTGTTTAGGTACAGAACAGGAATATATGCATATTCCAATGTCTCCATTAACCTGCAAAGAGTTTATGTTGCAAAGAGACTTTGTTTTACCAACTCCAACAATGTCTAAGCAAATTTATTCTGCCTCGAAAATTAAACCTGGCGTTATTTCTTGGTCTGATTTATACAAAAATAAAACCAAAAAATACAACAGAGACTCTACCATGTGCTATGTTGATCATAGCAATCGCCTTCAAGAAATTATAAAGGTTAAAGGTAGTAAATCTGGAGAATTAATTGGCGGGCATAAAAAAGATGTTGTGTTAACAAACATGTTAACAAATCAAAAATATAAAAATAACGTAGCAATATACGGTTGGTTTAATACAGATGGATCAATGATTCAAAACCTAAACGCAGTAGACCATGTTGTAACATACGTTGACTATTCACATGGGTTACGAATGGTTTATAATAAATGCAAGTTAAATGGACAAGATGCAACAATTAAACAAATATGGAATGATACAAATTTATGTAAATTATTGCATGATGATGTGTTAAAATTTCAAAGTTATTAACAATACATTTACATTGAATATTGTTAAACATCATCTAAAAGGTTATCAATGTTTAAAATAAGAGTAAATCCTGAAATGTTAAGAAGAGTTTTAGATTTTTATGTAAGAGAATTATTTAACACATTAGGCAACAGACCATTAACTCCTGCATTTATTGAGCTTTTAACACGGCAGTTAAATGAAACTCAAACCAAGATGCGTATGGCAGAACCATACAATTCACACTGGGATATTGAAGTTAAATTATTGGTTGACATTCCAACCCAAAGATACGATGTTGACATAGCCAATCCTGATCAGATTGAGCTAATGTAATGAGAGATAAATTTCAAGATTTATTTGGGGCAACACCAGAAACTACTCAAAAGATAAAAGAACAATTTTGTTATAAAACTTTTAGTTTTGAAATAGGTAATATATCAGTTAGCACATATCATGTACCAATGGCATCCAGAGATAAGTTGGAATTGACTAAAAAGTCAATTGACTCTTTGGAGTGTATTAACAAAAACCAATATAAATTTAAATCAACAAGATATATCTTTAAAGAAGATTCTTTTGAAAGTAAAGAGGTAAGACGAGTAGATTATTTTTTAAATGATCCAAGATCAAACCTTCATATTTTTGCGCCAACACTTGATAGTTTTGACTTAATACTTTTGGACATTGCCCCGTACTGGGAAGATGTATACAGTCTCCAGCTAACCAACAACATAAGTCATGGATCAAACATATATTCATTTTGTGCTAAAATACTGACACAATATGGTATGTTTTACTGTGAACTATATGATTGTTTTCTTAAACAAAAGAGAATATCAACATGAGAGAACCTACTAAGTTTGTTAATCTACATGCTCACTCTAACGGTAGTATTGGAGATGCCATTTCCCTCCCGCCAGAACATTTTGAGTTTGCCCGCCAAAATGGTTTGGACGCCCATGCTATCACGGATCATGGTAACATGAACACGTTTTCACATTCATATAAGCAATATGAAGAGTATGAAAAGAAAGGTGTTCCATTCAAGGTTTTGTACGGTAATGAAGCTTACTTTATTCCCTCTCTAAAAGAATGGGAAAAACTCAAGCAAAAGAGGGCGGCAGAGAAAGCTGCTGAGAAGCTTGAGAAAAAGTCTTCTACCAAAAAATCTGCTGTATACGAACAAGCGATGGAAGCTATTGTTACTGAGTTTCTTCAAGACGAAGAAAACAATCGTGCCTTGAAAGATCATGACGAAAATCAAGATGCTTTGGTTGCTATCAAAGAAGATGCGGAAGGTAATGAAGATACAACAGTTGTAGAAAATGAAGAGGAAACAAAAGCTCTAAAGAAGCCCTCTGATCCTCTTAGACAAAGAAACCATTTGGTGTTGCTTGCTAAAAATCTTCAAGGGCTAAAAAGCCTGTTTAAACTTACATCTCTCTCTTATAGAGACGGTATGTATTATTTTCCACGTATGGATTTTGATATGTTGCGAGAACATGCCAAAGGCAACATTATCGCTTCAAGTGCTTGTTTGGGCTCAGCACTTAATAATGCTATCATTGAAAATACAATCGATCTTGGTCTATCAAAAGAAGCTTATGAACAAAGTTTTACTTTGTTGAAGTCTCATAACTTTGACAAGATTCAAAAACAAATTGAAGCCCTCGCATGGCAGTTTGTTGAAGTTTTGGGCGGCATTGAGAACTACTATCTTGAAATTCAGTTTAACAAACTGCCATATCAGCATATCCTAAACTATCACTTGATTGAACTATCAAAACGCACTGGCATTAAGCTACTAGCAACGGCTGACTGCCATTATCCAGATCCAAAACTCTGGAAAGAACGCTTGATCTACAAAGCAATGTCAAAAATGACGGCTGAAAAGCTAAAAGAGTTTGATATGTCACAGTTTCCTCAGATGGTTGAAGAACTAGAGTGCGAACTGTATCCTAAAAATGCCAAACAAATGTGGGACACATACATTAACAACTGCGTCCAAGGTTGCCCAGAAGTTTATAACGATCCTTCATACCATGATATGGTTTGTGATGCTATTGAACGCAGCCATGATATCGCACATAACTATATCGACAAGATTCCTTTTGATCGTTCTCCAAAACTACCATCGCTGGATAAACTTGTTCCTATAAACAAACTGCATCAAGCTAAACTTGAAGGTCTTAATGAAGAGGAGATTTCATTCAATGAATTGGTAGATAGTACAATCTCTGGGCTAACAACCAGAGGTTTGATTGAAGATACCAAGTATGTTGATCGTGCAATGGAAGAACTTGATGTAATTCGTCATCTTAAGCTTCCAAAATACTTCCTAACTTGTGCTCAATCTCTTAACTTGATTGGTGAAAAGATGTTTTTGGGAGCAGGTAGAGGATGCTTTTTGCCAAATACTCCTGTTAAACTTGCTGATAATACAGATATCTTTATTCAAGATATTAAACCAAATCAGTTTGTTTATACACACAACGGAGAAGCAAAAGAGATTTTGCGTGTATGGGATTACGATGTAGATGAAGAAGTTTTGACACTTGAATTTCAAGATGGACGAGCTATAAGCTGCACAAAAGATCATAAGTTTCTAACTGCTTCAAGAGGATGGGTTTCTGCTGATAATCTTACAGAATTCGATGAAATTGTGGATGTGTTGTCGCCGTGAAAACATGTTCTTGGGAATATCTTGAAGTTGGTAAAACTTATTCAATTAATGGTTTAATTTTTTCCTCTGAGGAAAAGGGTAATGATTATCATATTTTACTTTTAGAAAAAAAGGAATCTAAAGTATATAAACATGGAACTGTATATACATTTTTAACTAAAAACGGCTTGGAAGATTTGGTATTTTTTCCCACTGATGGTGTGTGGTTTTTTGAACTAGATAATTGATGTATTTCTATACAATAATATTCTTGTATGGATTGGGAAGAAACTGGACTTTTAGACGATTTAACCGCTTATCAGGCAGAAGTGGCAATAAGTCGATTAGACTATTTGCAAACAGCATTTAGTATTGTAAACGAAATTGATGCGGAAAAAAGGATTGCATCAGAACATTATAAAAATATTTTATTTGCGTTAACAAATATTCTTTGTCATCAAAATATCTATTTTGATGAACAAGCGTTACTGGCAATAACCTCCAGAAAAATAAAACAAAATCCGCAATCAGTAACAAAACCAGCAGAATTTATTGCTGAAGTTGTATCTGAAATTTCATTTGATATAAATCAAAAATAACTCTATTTAATGTTAGAGTTGTAAGTTGATAATTCCAACTAGGCAAACGATAAAAAGATCAATAATAAAAAATCGTGGAACTGAAGACACGTATATGATGTTTTTTCAGATACTCCAAGACGATGACGACCAAACATACTTTTTTAATTTAATTGGACTTTACCCAGAAGAAATAAAATCTTTAAAGCCAATAAAGCATATTACAAATAGACGTATGCGGCAGTTTTTTCAATCAAACTATGACATAAATGACATGGGAAAATATAGAGAAGAAAGAGAAATAATAAATTGTTATTTTCCTGCAACTCTATACGAAGACCCAGACAAAGTAAAATACTTTGTTTTTTCATTTTGTCAAAAATATTTAGAAAACAAGGGTTTGTTGAAAAAATTACCTGAGATTAAAGTAGTTTTAGATAACAAACAAAACAGCACTACTAAAAAATAGTCTTATGTCTAATAGAACATGTGTTAAGTTTCCAAAAAGTAAAAAACCAAGACCAAAAATAAATTATCATTGTCTTTTAACTCTTCAAGAAAGAGTTTCTGTATTAAAATCCAAAAGACATATGAATTATATTATTGTTAAAAAGTTCTCATCATATAAACAGTGGATCAAGTCTATTGCTCAAAGTCCAAAAGGTAAAGCTGAATTAAAAAGTTCTATTGGATCTTTTAAACACATGAATTATTATATGAATAAGGTTTTTCTAAAAGGTGAACTTTATTGGGTTTATCCAACGGTTGATTCAAAAGATCAAATAAATTTCGGTAATTTTCGATCAAATGCTATAAAAGACTTGTCTGGGTTTTTGGTTAGCAAACCAACCCTAAATTATCTTAAATCTCTTGGCAAGAAAATAATTGATCAACCAAGTATTGAAATAATTTGGTAGGTGATGCCATGGCACAAATTATAAAGCATTTAAAGCAAAAGCAAAATATAAATTTTGTAACAATAAGTTTTGGCAATTTACTTAGAAAGATTTCTAGGTCAATTTTTTCAAAGTATACTAGTAATATACCATCAGTTACAAATGATAATATTGTTGTTTATGACAATTCCAATTATTATGTACTTGTTATATCTGAATGGTTATCCGAGAGAAAAACAAAAGCATTATGGCATAAGTTTACAAAAAAAGATTATCCAAGATTTCTTTTAGAATACAAAAAACCATTTGCTGTATTTGATATAATTTCGTTGCGAAGAGAACAAGATATTTATGATTTAAATTATAATAAAATAAGAGAAGATATTAATAAAAGAAATTATGTTTGGCTTCTAACAAGAAAAAGGTTTTTAAATTTAAAAGAAACTAAAAACTTTAAAATTATTGATACCCCATCTATTTCAGTAACTTATTGACTTTATCTTATCAGTGCTTAATCATATATGCATGAGCTTAAAAACCTTTAAAGATATTGCCTCGGAAACGGCTGAAATCTTAGAGATAAAAAACAGAGCATATGGTAATTCATTCAACAAAACAACAGAATTCTTAAAGCTGTTATTTCCTGATGGAGTTGTTGATGACCAATATTGTCATCTAATGTATATCATTAGAGTTCTTGATAAAATTGGACGTATAGCTAATAGCAGTTTACTACCACCAGAAGAAGGTATTATTGATGCTTATAAAGATATCAACGGTTATACAACATTAATGCTAAAAATGTTGTATGATGATATGGAAAAACAAAATCAAGAGGCAGCAGAAAATGAAACAACAATTACTTCGGGATGAAGTTCTTTGCAGCAAAGGACAATTGGTAGCAAAAGCCAGAACATTTCTTGTGAAAGACGATTTTGGCAACGACAGACAAAGATATTCAGAAATTTATTTTGTTATGGGTACTAATACACCACTAGACTCAGTTGGCTTTACCCCACAAGAGTTTCAAGTTGTATACAATAGATTTAATGAATGGCTTCAAAAAAACCATGAAGTCTAAAAAAGTAATTCCACCTGATGATTCACAGACCAACCAAGAAAGTGAATGTAGGGTGTTGACGACGGGGGAAGACGACTTAAACTGTAGAACACGAAACGAGGAAACAACAAATAATATGATTACAACACTAATTGAACATAACTTCCGTGGCTCATCTGCTATCTCATCATTCCGCTGGGTTGCTTCACGCACCGATCACACAGTTGGAAATATGACAGTAACTTTCACGGACGGCAATCGCTATATGTATCGTAACGTCAACAAGACAACTGCTCGCAACTGGATGCGAGTCCAAAGTGCTGGTGGTTACTTCCAACGTCACCTAAAACCACTTCGCAGCGAACGAGTTTGATACATACAAACGCTCCTGAAATAAACTAAAGGAGAAAACGGTAAAGCCTCTTGAGATTAACTCTCGGAGGCTTTATCTATTTGTGATGCTAAAATTCCTCTACACCAAGGAACTAGAGCCAGATAAGTATTCAATCAACATGTACTCAAAAAATGAACAGTTGATTGGGTATATTACTTTTGTGATCCCTTCTCTGCAAACCCTCAACAGGTTGTTGAACAAAAAATCATCAAAAAATTTTAAAAAATGGTGGGAAGATCAGTATCTCAATAAACCATATGTGGATTATTCATTTATTAATATTGAATATAGAAATAAAGGGTATGGAAAAAGATTGTATAAAGCGGCATCTTTGTGTTTAAAACTAAAATATGGACTTAAACTATATGCCTCTGGCAATCAAAGTAAAGAAGCTAAAAATCTTTGGCAATCTCTAAAAAAAGAAAATGACCCTTACTTCATCATTACTGGTGAATATCTTGAGGCAAAGATTAAATCATAGAGGTAAAAATGTTAGAAACTCTTGAAAAAGAACAACTGGATACCGAAACAAGTAGTTTGTTAACCAGAGCGGAATATGATCCATTAATGCATCATATGCATATTTGGTTTAAGAACTCAGGGGCAAAATATACTTATAAAGGGGTACCAGAAGAAACTTGGGCTGAATTTAAAGCAAGTGAAAGCAAAGGAAAATACTTCCATATGTTTATAAAAAATGTTTTTAGTTTCCAAAAAGAAACATAGATAATTAGCAACATGATCTTATTAAAAGAGCTGCTTGGGTTAGATGAAGAGGCTATTGATGAAATTCCACTTAATAGTTCTGCGATATTAGATGCTGAATATGACGAATCAACGGGCGAAATGCGTATTAGATTCGCTGCCAATCCAATAGCAACATACCTTTTCCCAGGGGTTCCAAAAGATGTGTTTGACCAATTTATAAGACTTGATAAAACAAAAGGGGAAAGCCCAGGCAGGTTTTATAACACTATAATCAAACCAGCTTATGCGGCAAATATTACCAGAATAACAAGATAATAGTTTATTATGTTCTTATCTTGACTTTATTTTCGTGGTAGTTAAGATTATCCTGTTACAGAAAGTTGAGAAGTTAAATGAAGAAAAATTTAAGTCTTTTAGTTTTTGGACTTATTTTATTTGTGTTGCAAAATATTGCATTTGCTCAATCAAGAGAACAACCAAATCACCAAGAAATGATTGTTGATTTTCAAGATTCAGCATCAGAAGCAGAAGTTAGGCAAATTGCTAATTCTGTTGGTATCACACTAAGGGCAAATAGCCCGCAGATGGTATCCCAAGATAGAATTTATACATTTGATGCATCAAACCAAAACCAACAAGATGTTATTAACATACTAAGACAAAACTCTTTGGTCCAAAGTGTTGGAGAAAATACAACCATGCATATTTTTTGGACTCCAAACGATCCTCAGTTTGGAGATCAATGGGGTTTTAGAAGAACCGAAACAGAAACCGCATGGAATTATACTTGCGGAAGAAATATTCGTGTTGCGGTTGTTGATACAGGGGTTGCTTGTGAAAATCATCAAAATTTTAGCAGGTTAACCGATTTGGCCCATACACGCTGTATGCAAGGGTGGAATTTCGTTTCTGACGACGAACATCCAAATGACGATCAAGGCCATGGAACACACGTTGCTGGTACTATTGCACAAACAACAAATAATGCTTTTGGTGGTGCTGGTATTGCACATTGTTCTACTATTATTCCTGTTAAAGTTCTTGATAGAAATGGATCAGGAACAACTGCCGACGTAGTTGAAGGCATCCGTTTTGCCGCTGATTCTGGGGCTCACGTTATTAACTTGTCCCTTGGTGGTGGTGGCAGATCTAAAATTATGGAAGACGTTATTGCATATGCCAGAAGTAGAGGTTCTGTTGTAGTTTGTGCGGCTGGTAATAATGGTAGGTTTGTAGAATCGCCAGCAAGTGAACCAGGAGCATTTACTGTTAGTGCTATTGGTGTTGGTGATCAAATAGCTCCATTTTCCTCAAGAGGACCAGAAGTAGATATTGCTGCACCTGGAGTTAATATCCTTCAACAAACAATTTGTGATCATGGCAGAAATCATTGTGAAGAATTTGCTTCATGGAGTGGCACATCAATGGCTACGCCACATGTGGCAGGAATTGCAGCACTGATAATGTCTATGGGTGTTACAAATCCAAGCGCAGTTGAATCTGTTTTAAGGTCAAGTGCTCAAAGACCAGATCATGGTATTAGAGATCCAAATCTTTACGGTGCTGGCATTGCAAATGCTGCGACGGCAGTAAAAGCGGTACAAAATCGTCAACTGTTTGCAAGAAGTTTTGCGTTTTGTTTAATTTTGGCCGCAGTCTTTAAACGAATTAAAGATAAAGGCGGCAAACTAGAAAACCCTGTTTTGTGGCTTGGTCCTGCCTTTTTTGCGGCATATGGACTATTCTTTCTGCCAAGAGTTATTCCACACACAATCCCAGCCGTAGAATATCTAATGCGTCCCCCAGGAGACTGGACAATTCTATCTAATCTAACAATTCATAAGTTTCTTCCGCTAGGAAGTTCATTTATTCCACTCGGATTGGCTGCAACGTTTTATAATAACAAGCGACTAAGACCACTCATTGGTGGATATTCTCTAGGCACCGCTGCTTATCTACTTGGAACATTTCTAACAAACTTCCACGCCTCTCCATTTGGTTGGTTTGGATTACTAATTTGGACCGTTGCAAATGTAGTAGTTATGGGTGTTTTGGCCAGACTTACTCTTGACTTGACAAAAAACAATGCACAAGTTTAGTGAATGTTGTCTATAATTGTTGCTGGTTCAACAGAAGGGGTGATCGGATTTGGCAATGCCTTAATTTGGCATCTACCATCCGATCTTAAGCATTTTAGGGATACAACGCTTAATAAAACTGTTGTAATGGGCAAGAACACTTATCTTTCGATAGGCAAACCTTTGCCAAAAAGAATAAATCACGTTATTAGTTCTACAATTAGTAACCAAGAAAATATTACTGTGTTTAGCTCAATTCAAGAGTGGTTAGAGATTAATCATAAATTGGTTGAGTCTGATAGTGAAGATGTGTTTATTTGCGGCGGCAAAATAATATATGAAGAGTTTTTGCCATACACAAAAAGAGTTTATTATTCAAATGTACTTGTTGGCAAACAATTAGATCATACTGAATATGATACTAAAATATTCTCTGTGTACGATTTAATTGATTCTGGTCAATGGGATGTAAAATCTGCAATCGCAGTACATGACCAAGAATCTTATTTGTTATCAGATAAAACAAAACCACTAACTTATACTAAGTTTGTTCTAGAAAGAAAATAAAGTATGATTAAGGCAGACTATTATTTTAAAAATAACCTAAATAAAATTTTGGTTGAAGGTTTTACGGATGAAAACCCAAGACCAAAATATAAAGATGGAATAGTTGCACATAGTAAATATATTACACAAGTTTTTGAAGAATATGATCTTGATCTTGGTGAATTCCCTATCACAACTTTAAGAAACACAGCTATCAAAACTGGTATTAAAGAGATTTTATGGATTTACCAGAAACAGTCTAATAGCCTTTCTACTGCCAGAGAAATGGGAATTAATTGGTGGGACGAATGGGATATTGGAGATGGTACAATTGGTCAAAGATACGGGGCAACAGTAAAAAAATGGGGCTTAATGGATAATCTTTTAGATGGGTTAAAATCTGACCCATATTCAAGACGGCACATTTTAAACATGTATCAATATTCTGATTTAAACGAAACAAAAGGTTTGTATCCTTGTGCATATGAGACACTTTGGTCTGTAAGGAAACAGCAAGGTATAAAATATCTTGATATGACCTTAATACAACGTAGTAGTGATTATATCATGGCTAACATGATTAACAAAATACAATATGTTGCATTGATGATGATGGTTGCTGGGCATTTTGGGTATAATATTGGAAAGTTCTCTCATTTTGTACAAAACCTTCACATTTATGACAGGCATATAAATGCTGCAAATGAGATCCTAGACAGAAGTCCATTAGCAGCACAACCAAGAATTGAACTAAAAACTAATAAAAACTTTTATGAGTATAATGTAGAAGATTTCAATATTGTTGATAATGTTGGAACCAAACTAGAATCAAAGCTTGAAATAGCGGTATAATTCAGGAGAAATTAAATTGAAGAATACCAAGTTTAATGAAAGACTTCATGAGGAAATTGAGAATTTTTCTAATGAGATTTTAGAACTCAAAGAAAAAATTTCTGGATTAGAAACAAAAGTAAGTCAATATAATGACGCGCTTGGTTGCAAGCACCAAATTATAACTCAAACTCACAGAGTTCGACACAGTAAAAATGATAATTTAACCATTGCTAATTGCATAAAATGCAATATAGAGTTTGAAACAGATTAAATTATTTAATTGATTTAGATTCAAGAGATTGCGAACGATCCAGAAAAGCTGAGAACGTGGAACAATCTGCCGTCTGATTGTAGAAGTGCAGTACCACCTGATGTGCCGCTCAAAACAAGTTTGGAACCTTGCCCAGCCGCACCAGAAAGATTGCTTATAAACACTCTTGTGCCAGCCGCTTCTTGTGATCCTGTTAAAACATGTGCGTGGTTGCTTGTGTTTCTAAAAATAAATGTGGCATTTGCTGCACTTGCTGCTGTTGGCATTGAGCATGTTAGTACAGCAGCTACTGAGCTAGAAAGGGTTATTACTCCAGCATCACCAGCGACTATTGTGCGTGATGATGTTACTGCATAAATTGAGTCAACTGCATATGGAGCAAAACCAAGGTTTGATGTGTTGCGTTCGATGCTAAAGCCAGAATTATTGTCTGTTGTTACAACTCCTAGTGTAGAGTCTGTACGTGTTCCTACTGTCATTTTATATTATATCTCCAAAAGTAAATATCATATAATAATAAAAATTACCAAAGATGTTTTAAAATATTAAAACTCATTAGAATTTGAAAGGATTAGGAATATGATAAAAAAACTTTTAGCAAGTGTTGCTGGTGTTGTAATTGGAAATGTTATCGAGTGGAATTTTCATAAACGGGTTTTGCATGGTTTAGGAAAAAACAAAAAATCAATTTGGAACTTTCATTGGTACAAGCATCACAAAAAATGTAGAAAATCAATGCTTGATACCGACTATGAAACGACCTGGCAAAATATTGTAAAAACACCAGAATTTATAACCTTGTCCGCCGCTTCCACTTTATTGCTTTTGGCGGCACCAAAAGCACCTTATTTTATTGCTGGATTGGTTGGTTATGGTGCTGCTTATTATGGGATTCATATGAAATCTCATTTAGACAATGCATGGGCCAAAAAATGGGTTCCTTGGCATGTTAACCATCATCAGTTTGGCAACCAAGATCATTCTTTTAATGTTGTTTTTCCATTGACTGATTATGTGATGGGAACAACATATCGTACAGTTGTTTATTAAAATCTTGAAATGATTTATGATATGATAACTTGGCTAATTGGTTTAATTAAAAAAATTACAAGTAAAAGTCAGGTTGTTGAAGAAAAATCTATCATTTTTAGTGCGGCAAAATTAATTGAAGGTAAACAGTATCAGTTTTTTTATAGGCAATCAAATAGAGAGCGGCTATCAGAAATAGATCGTACAATCATGTTTTTTAATGCAACGCTATTAAAACTTCGACAAAGACCAGATGCGATGTTAAGTAATAAAGAGGAGTATGTTTTAACAACCTTAAGAAAAGGGGTTGATACAATTACTGGTATATCTTACATCCATGAGTATGATATACTTGAATCTGAAATTGAAAAAGTCATACTTCTGGATTAATTTGATTATTTAGATATTTTAAAAACTATACTTATGTCTGGAGAATATATTAATGTCAATCAATTATCCATACATGGGAGAAGGTTATGCCCCAGCGTATCAAATTTCACCAGTACCATGGGTCACATCTTCAACTATTGCTCTTGGTGCAATCACTGAAATTCAATTTGGAAACGTAACAAAGTATTTTACGATTAAAAACAATACTCCATCCACTGTTTTAGCAATCGCATTTACACAAAAGGGATTAACCCCAGCAAATTCTTATTTTTACCCACTAAGTGGAAGTAATGTACAGGAATTTGAAATCAGAACAGATAGAATCTTCTTATCTGGTTCTGCTGGTGCTAGTATTAGTTATACTGTATTAGCTGGATTAACTTCTATTCTTCCAACTAGGTTCTTAACAATTACTGCAAGTAATGGTTATCAAAACGTTGGTTAAGTTAGGAAATATATCATGAAGATAGTAGCCATTTCAACTACAACCCATAAATTTGATGAATCAGCATCAAGTGCAGCGATCCGTGCAATATTAAGGGAATGCAAAGCCAGAGGGCATGAAGTTAGAATTATCAACGCAGATAAATTGCATATTGTTAAAAATCTTTCATGCTATGCTGGTGGCGCAAAAAACTGTGCCTCTTATGACGCTGGAGAATATCGTTGTTGGGCACATAAATCTTCTTTAGAAGATCCTGAGAAGTTTGGCGGCATAGATGAAATGCCTGTACTTTATGATGCTATGATGGATTCTGATATTGTTTTATTTTGTACATCTGTAAGATGGATGAGTCATTCTGCTGTAATGCAAACCATCATTGAGCGAATGAACACGCTAGAGAACAGGGTAACAGTATACGGTGAGGAATCTCCATTAAAAGATAAAAAGTGTGGCGTTGTTACAGTTGGTCAGCACTACAAAGCTCAGGATGTTGCCCGCCACATTATGGAAGTAATGGGTTTTATGGGTTTTAAAGCACCAGATCAAGCTATGTTTGTGTGGCAAAAAACCTTGGACTTAAATAAAGAACAAGGGGATAGCTCAAACATTGGAGCGGCAAGATCATATCTTGAATCTGAGAAGGGTATTATGCAAATGGAAAAATTTCTTAATGCCCTAGAGATTTAATCTGTACCATAAACAGATTGATTTGCTTTGTGCTTTAAGGCAATTGCAAGGTTTCTTGCAACTATATCACCTGTTTTTCTGTATTGGAAATCATTTGTTGGTATTGATGGTACATCTTCTAGAATATTAAGCCCATGTACATAATACACAAAGTTTCCATGAAGCATTTTAAGTACAACATCTTTCCAAAATTCATAGTCAACTGTGCTATCTAATGGTCTATTGGTTAATGTGTTCCAAGAGCTGTTAAAATAATTTGCAATAGACAACACAGTTGAACTTTGAAAAGGACTTGTAAAATAGTTGCTTTTCAACTCACACAAAACAGTTTTGATTTCTTTTTTGATTAACTTTTTAAGCATTATAGATTAATTAATATTTTCTTAGTATTAGTTTTTTATTTTCATTAATAAATGGACCAAGTTTTACTGATCTAACTTTATCGCCACCAATTTTTGCTACGGCATTTAAACTATCAGTAA